CGAAACGGCTATTAAGGTCATGAAAGAAATGTTTGAAGCATCAGTAGATGGTGAAGCATACGATCCTGATCGTTGGAGCAACTACTTCCGTCCAAGCGGAATGCAAGCTAGAACTGGTGATCCAACTAAAGCGGCATCACCTAATGCAACTGCTACTAGCCAAAGTGCTCCAGTAGCAGAAGCACCTGCTCCAGTAGCAGAGCCAACACCTGCTCCAGTAGCAGAAGCGGCGCCAGCGACAGCACCTGCAGGAGAAGGCGGCGATAAGGCTGCTGACATTCTTGCAATGATTCGATCAAGACAATCATAAGATAAAATGGGGGAGAAATCCCCCATTACTTTTAATTAGGAGAAATTATGGCTAAATCATTTGACGTTAGCAAGTTCCGTAAGGACTTAACAAAAAGCATCTCAGGCATGAGTGCTGGATTTAACGATCCTACTGATTGGATCAGTACAGGCTCGTATGCACTAAATTATCTTATTAGTGGGGACTTCAATAGAGGTGTTCCTATGGGTAAGGTAACAGTGTTTGCAGGAGAATCAGGCGCAGGCAAAAGTTATTTCTGTGCAGGTAATATTGTAAAACACGCACAAGATCAAGGTATTTTTGTTGTTCTTATTGATAGTGAAAATGCACTTGACGAAAGTTGGTTACAAGCATTAGATGTTGACACAAGTGAAGAAAAACTTCTTAAACTTAATATGTCAATGATCGATGACGTAGCTAAAACTATTAGTACATTTATGAATGACTATAAGGCAATGGACGAAGAAGATCGACCTAAAGTGCTGTTTGTTATTGATAGTTTGGGTATGTTACTTACACCTACTGACGTAGATCAGTTTAATAAAGGTGATATGAAGGGTGATATGGGTCGTAAACCTAAAGCACTTACTTCATTAGTACGTAACACAGTAAACATGATTGGTTCGCATAATGTAGGACTAGTATGTACTAACCACACATATGCATCACAAGATATGTTTGACCCTGATGATAAAATTAGTGGTGGACAAGGCTTTATCTATGCAAGTAGTATTGTTGTTGCAATGAAAAAACTTAAACTAAAAGAAGATGAAGACGGTAATAAAATTAGTCAAGTAATGGGTATACGTGCAGGTTGTAAAGTTATGAAAACACGTTATGCAAAACCATTTGAAGCTGTACAGGTTAAAATTCCTTATGAAACAGGTATGAATCCTTACAGCGGGCTTGTTGAATTATTTGAAGCAAAAGGTTTAATTGAAAAGCAAGGTAACCGCTTAAAGTATACTACTAGTGCAGGCGAAGAAGTACTAGAGTATAGAAAAAATTGGACTGGAGCAGCCCTCGATACGGTAATGTCGGATTTCGCACTAAAAGAAGCTAATGTGGTAAATACCGCTGAGGTAACAGACGAAGTCGATGAAACCCAACTCGAGGAGATAGCAGTAAATGAATGAAGAAGAGATAGTAGACATTTGGAACTTGTTTAAAGAATATGTTGACAAAAAGCAAATTGATGTAGTTGCTGAAAAGTTTGTCGATATGCTTGCAGACTACGGTGTATCTGATGAAACATTAGTGTCATCATTAGGGTCAAGTGCTTCATTAGATGAAGCAATAAACTATTACTTAGATGATAGTGCAGACACCGATGATGACTACGATGAATTTGAGGATTAAGTATGGGTTGGTATAGTGAAATCTCAAGAGACGTTTCTAAAATTACAGATGCAGTAGCATTTTTTGAATCTGAATTACAAGATGCACGTCAAGAGGTTAAACTAAAAGGAAACGTTGAACGTGCCGCTGCCGAAATGCCCGGAATCGTCGAACATAGATTTAATCAACTTCAAGAAATTGAAGCAATACTCAACTATCTAAATATTGAGCTACGTAGATTGCGTAGCTCATTTTTTAAAAAATATTTAGAAAATTATCAACGAGCATTATCAAGTCGTGATGTAGAAAAATATGTCGACGGAGAACGTGATGTTGTTGATTATGAAAAAATTATAAACGAATTTGCACTTATACGTAACAAATGGTTGGGCTTACTTAAAGGCTTAGATCAAAAACAATGGCAAATTACTAATGTAGTTAAGCTAAGAGTTGCAGGCATGGAGGATGCTAGTTTATAGAAAGATTCGTAATTGACATGATATAACTCCTATCAATAATAATTATATGTACAAGGAAATTATATGTTGTACACAATCATTACAAGTCTTAATCAAAAATACTGGGACGAAACTTCCAAAATCAATATCCAAAGCTGGGCTCAATTTTTGCCTCCCGAAGTCAAAATTGTAATTTATTCTGAAGACGATATTGATATTGGAAACTTAAAAGAAAGGATTATTGTTAAAGACATTTATTCTACTTGTCCTAAACTAGTAAAATTTAAAAATACACACAAGCATAATCCACACTACAACGGCGATGCTCCAGTAAAAGATACTAAGAAATTTAAATGGAACGCAATTAAATTTGCTCATAAAACATTTCCTATATTTGAAGAAGCTAAAGTATGTGATACAAATTATTTAATTTGGTTAGATGCTGATGTTCTTATGCACGACTATATTACTATGGAATGGCTTGCTGAACTATTTCCACAAAAGTCTTGTATATCTTATCTCGGCCGTCCATCAAATACAAAAACAGCATATGATGAATGTGGACTAATGGGGTATAATTTAAAAACTCCTTTAGCAAAAACTTTCTTAGAAGCATACGAAGAATACTACGAAGGCAACAATTTAGATGAATTGAGAGAAACACACGATAGTTGGATCTTTTTTCAATTGCGATTAAGCTATGAAGCTGGCGGCTACGAAGGTTTCAAAAATTTAAATCCTAATCCTGTAAACAACAAAAGCCCTTTCAATAACAGCGGCATTAATCAGTATATGGTTCATTGTAAAGGTAAAGGTAAACAAAAACTACATAATAAATTTTTAAAGCGTTTTAGTATACAGAGCTTGTAATGCATATACTTGTAGCATGTGATCAAAATTATTATGATAAATGGGCTTATAACTTATTAAAAAGTATACACGATTTGAACCCACACGATTGGTTGCAATTGCATTGTCATGTAGTAAATCCAGATAAATTAAATAAATTAGATTATGTAGATTATACTACAGAACAATATGACTACGTAACCGTTCCTTATTTACAAGGTGTTAGATTCGTAGTAGCGGCAAAGAAATTTACAAATAATGAACATGTAATGATACTTGATGCTGATAGTATCTGTACTAGAGAATTTACAAAAGAAGAATTTATCGATGTAACGTCAGACGTTACAGTTTTAAAACATCACAAGAAAAATGCTATACACCCTTGGCTATGTGGATTCGTAACTTTGGGTACAGAATTATTTAGACAAGACTATGCAAACAATCTATTAATTACAAAGACACATAAATGGGAATACGGACATGATCAAGATATTCTTTTATTACTGTCTAACCTACATCAATACAAAGAAGCACCTCAAGAATGGATATGCATGGGTAAACAAAATCCAAAAAGTGTATTTCTTACTTTAAAGGGCGATAAGCATAAAAATAATCCTAAATATACGGATCAACTAAAAAGGTATATAGTATAATGACATTAGAATCTCACCTAGGAGGACACCAAGGTAAAACTCACATAGACGAAGGTGCATTACAATGGTTAATTAATCAAGGCATAGAAAGTTTTATTGATATAGGTTGCGGACCAGGCGGCATGGTAGAACTAGCTAAGAGCAAAGGACTACGCACTATGGGCGTTGACGGTGATTATACGTTAACACGATTTGATCCTAATTATTTTATTATACACGACTATACTAAAGGTAGCCCGCAGATAGAAGATACTTATGATTTAGCATGGAGTGTAGAATTTTTAGAACATGTGGAAGAACAGTATATGAACAACTACATGGATACTTTTAAACGTGCAAAGAGTGTAGTAGTAACATATGCACCTCCAGGATGGAACGGACATCATCATGTTAATCTACAAGAAGAAGATTATTGGATTGAACGTTTTGAAGAAAACGGATTTAAACTAGACGAAAGCAAAACAAGGTTCTTACGACTAAATTCTACACTAAATTTAGGTAAAAAGGGTAAAAAAGCTTTTGTAAAAAATAGAGGATTATATTTTAATAATGTTGGATAAGCTTGTGGTAGGAATAGAAGGTTCATATAGAACACACCCTCTTCCCCACTTACCTAATTTTAAAGTTGTACCTTGGGAAAATCAAGCTATAATAGAAAAAGCTGATGTATTTGTACAAGCAAATATATTAGAAAATAAATTCTTTAGAAAGTATAGAGCACAGTATGAATATATACGCGACAGTGGGAAGCCATATATTGTAGTCGAAAGTAGTGTGTTTAGACGTAACATGCCATTTCCTCCTCATCCTAAAGCATATCATAGATGGAGTTGGACAAGTTATTTTAGAGATGAAGGAAACTATTGTAACGAAAACTGTCCAGACGATAGATGGAATCAAATACAAGCAGATCAAAATATTGAAATAAAAGACTGGAAAAAAGGCGGTGAGTATATATTACTAGCAATGCAACGCCCTGGCGATAGTAGTTTAAAAAACTTAATGACTAAACATAAAACATTTGATAATTTTATTGCTAATACTATTAACGAAATACGCAAGTATACTGACCGTCCTATTGTTGCTAGAATGCATCCTGCTAGAATGGATAGGCAAAGACAAGCACTTGAAAAGATAGACACTAGCGGAATATCAATTAGTAAAAATATGCATGGCTCTGGAAACTTAGAAGGCGGAGCAGGACTATACGAAGATTTTAAAAATGCATATGCAGTAGTAGGCTTTAATAGTAATGCACTAACAGAAAGTATATGCGAAGGCATACCTACTTTTAGTTTATGCCCTAGTTCAATGGCTTGGGAATGTTCTAATAAGAACTTAAATACACTTGAAAACTTAGAGTATTTTGATCGACAACAATGGCTTAATAACTTAGGTTACTGTCAATGGAGAGAAGATGAAATTGCTAAAGGCGATCCATGGTATCACTTATTAAGGGGAATTATATAATATGGCTAAAGCTAGATTAGCAAATGCTACTGCTAATTCAAAAGGTAGCGGAAAAATGTCAGCTGGTAATATAGATTTAGTAAAAAGCAAATGGCACACAAACGATTTAATATCTTATTTTCCAAAAGACAAATCTCAGTTTGACGATTTAGAAAAGCTAGCAGAAGAATTTGTGTTTACAGGTCACGGACCTAAAACTCCTACTATACCAGCTGACGGCACAGTAGTTACAATGGGAAGTTGTTTTGCAGAAAGATTGCGTAACTGGTTAAAAGCAAATGGAAAAAATAGTGATTACATAAATGTACCAGAAGGGCTTAATAATTCATTTGCAGTAAGGCAATATCTTGAATGGGCACTTACAGGAGATCGTAGTACAGATGCTTATTGGTATGACAACGATCCACAAGCAGGTGCGTATAAATGGGAACCTGAAGATGAACAAAAGGCTCTCTTGGAGCATTTTAAAAAGACAAAAGGGGTAGTAGTTACATTCGGATTAGCAGAAGTTTGGCGAGATAGAGCCACTAAACAAGTGTTTTGGCGTGGGGTTCCTGCAAAATATTTTGATCCAGACAAGCATGAATGTGTAACTAGTACAGTACAAGAAAACGTAGATAATATGAAACGTATTTACGATTTAATTACTACTCACGCTGGAGCAGACACTCAGGTTATTTTTACACTTAGTCCTGTACCACTTAATGCAACCTTTATGGGAAGACCGACGATGATTAGTGACTGTGTAAGTAAGTCGACGTTACGTGTAGCACTTGATCAATTCTTTGCACAACATAATCCATCTACTTGCTATTACTGGCCTAGCTATGAAATGGTACGTTGGGTAGGAGCTCATACAGACTTCCCTACACTGTTTGAAGACAACACACCAAGACATGTTAACAACAAAGTCGTGTCTATAATTATAAACAACTTTGTTAGAAAGTTTTTTGCAACATGAAAATAGAATTTGGTTGCGGAGAGACTCCAACCTATCCAGATTACAAAACTTGTGATATTAGAAATTTGTCGGGAATAGATTATGTATGTCCTGCTTATGAAATAGATTTACTAATACCATTTAATACAGTCACACATATCTTTTCAAGACACTTTATAGAACATCTTACATTCGAACAAGGAGAACGTTGGCTCAAAGCATGTTTTAATATTTTACAATCAGGTGGTGAAATAGATATACGTTGTCCTAATATGGACTTTCATGTACATCAATGGCAAGTAGGTAAGAACATAGCACATGCTAGAGCAGGTTTCTGGGGATGGCAAAGAGAAGCTGAAAAGGGAGAAACTTGGGATTTGCACAAGAGTGGTTATAACTACCCTCAAATGAAAGCATTACTAGAACAATGCGGATATACAAATATAAGATCATTACACAAACCTACAATAAAACATTTAGGTGTAGCAGCATACAAACCATAATATTTTAAAATCATTAACTACTAATATAAGTACTAGCATGACAGAGAAGTACGTTTTAGTCACCGGAGGATTTGATCCTCTACATAGTGGGCATATTGCTTACTTTAAAGCTGCCAAACAGTTAGGTACAAAACTAGTTGTTGGACTTAACTCAGATGACTGGCTTACACGCAAAAAAGGTAGACCATTTATGCCTTTTGAAGAAAGACTATCTATTATAAAAGAACTTAGTGTAGTAGATAGAGTTATTAGTTTTAATGATGACGATGACACAGCAGGTGGAGCTATATTTTTACTTCAATCTACTACTAATTCCAATGATGAAATAATTTTTGCTAACGGCGGAGATAGAGTAGAAGGAGCAGTACCAGAAGAGAAATTATTTGGCGATTATAAAAATATAAAATTTATTTACGGAGTAGGCGGCGAAAATAAAGCTAATAGTAGTAGCTGGATATTAGACGAATGGAAAACACAAAAGACAGAACGACAGTGGGGATATTGGCGTGTGTTAGATCACAAACCAGAAAAAGGTTACAAAGTAAAAGAGCTTGTAATTTATCCTGGCAAAAGTCTAAGTGATCAAAAACATTTCAAACGTTCAGAGCAGTGGATAATACTAGAAGGTGTTGTGGACATGACAACAGAATGGCACGGCAATGTAACTGTAGTACAACTTAAACCACACACGTTACCATATGAAATAGATAAAGAAGTATGGCATAAACCAGCCAACTACGGAACAGAAAATGCACACATTCTTGAAATACAATGGGGTAGTGAATGCATTGAAGAAGATATAGAGAGAAGGGATTAATGAAAGTATTTGTAGGATATGATACTAGGGAAGATATTGCTTATCAAGTATGTAAGCATAGTCTTGAATCACGTAATAAGAATGTAGAAGTACGTCCACTAAAGCAAAATGAATTAAGAGAACAAGGTTGGTATTCAAGACCAATAGATAAACTAGCAAGCACAGAATTTACTTTCACTAGATTTTTAGTACCAGAACTATGTAATTTTGATGGCTGGGCATTGTTCTGTGATAGTGATATTATTTTTATTGAAGATATTAAAGAACTATTTGATCAAGCTGATAACAAGTATGCAGTTATGTGTGCTCAGCATGATTATACTCCTAAAGAAGGAGTAAAAATGGATGGACAAACACAAACAGTTTATCCCCGCAAAAACTGGTCTAGTGTTGTATTATTTAATTGCGGGCATCCAAGTAATAAAAAATTAGATCTAAATTTAGTTAACAATCCAGAAATTACAGGTGCATACTTACATAGATTTAGTTGGCTAGATGACTCCGAAATAGGACAAATTAGTCATGAATGGAATTGGCTTACTGATTGGTATGAAGAAGGCAAAGACGGTTCACCTAAAGCATTACATTATACAGAAGGGGGGCCTTGGTTCGAAAATTACCGAAACTGTGGCTGGCATAGTACTTGGAAAATAGAGCTCCAGGAGATGATGAATAATGGTTGAACTAAAAACAGGTGCAGAGATGTTAGCAATAGATACGCGAGATGCTATTGTTAGTTGCTTTGCACAAGGTTCTCAATCTGAAGAGATACCAGGATGGAAAGCTTTACAACACTGGGATACAAATATTCCTGTTGTATTTCGTAGTATGGCGCAGAGAAAAACAGTTAATATGTGCGAGTTTCAAAAGCGTCCATACTATTATATAGATACAGGGTATATCGGAAATCTAAACAAAAAGAAACATTGGCATCGTGTTGTACCTAACGGCATGCAACACAGCCAACCAAGATTTGATCTACCAGCAGATAGGTTTAATAATTGCATTGACAGCCAAGATATTAGATTTAAAGGTTGGAAGAAAAATGGAAGTGCTATATTGTTAGTTACACCATCCGATAAACCTTGTGCCTTTTATGGCATTAAACGAGATGAATGGATTGAAAATACTATTGCTGAAATAAAAAAATATACTGATAGAGAAGTAATTGTAAGAAACAAAGGCCTTAGAAGAGAACGAGTCAGAGACAATAGCATATATCATCAATTTGAAGAAGATAATATTTTTGCTGTAGTAACATATAATAGTATAGCTGCAACAGAAGCAATTGGCTATGGCATACCTTGTTTTACACTAGCACCAAATGCTGCTGATTTTGCTTGCGGAACTGATTTAAGTAGTATCGAAAATCCGTTGTATGTAGAAGAAGAAAAAGTAATAGGTTGGCAAAACTGGTTAGGTTATTGTCAATATAATCCACAAGAAATGGTAGCAGGAACTGTGCTACCGACGCTGAGGGAGTATGGAATCAGATGAGCATATCAGTTGCAAGTTACCTTATGGGAATACCACCTGGTAACACCAACCCTGAAAAACCAGCAATAATAGTAAACGCAATTGAAGGTGTTTGGAAAGGCGGCGACGAAGGAACTATTGTAACAGATTACAATGTTGTAGATGCTGACGTAGCTGTAATGCAGGGATTTGTACATCCTGGTAGTAAAAGATCACAGCATTTAGATTTAAGACGTAGGGTAATCGAACATCAACAAAAAAGAGGTAAACGAACTCTTATAGTTGACGCAAACTTATTTTTGTATGCAGATCCTGGTAACAGTAATAAGTTTTTAAGATACAGTTATGATGGAATATTTCCAACTACAGGAGAGTATTGTAATGGTGCGCCTGATCCTAAACGATGGGAATTAATTAAAAATAAATTAGGATTAGAAATAAAACCTTGGAAAAATAATGGCAATTATATTTTAATTTGTTGTCAACGTGACGGTGGTTGGAGTATGGATAACCAACCACTACTTCCTTGGGTAGTACGAACTATTCAAGAAATTAGAAAATATTCTGATAGAGCTATTGTCATAAGATTTCATCCAGGAGATAAAAATCAAATAGAACATAAAAGATCAATTGTAAGATATAGACTACCTAATGTTAGAGTATCAAATGCAGATAGTATAATGCAAGATCTTACATCCGCACACTGTTTAGTTAATCATAATTCAAGTCCGGGTGTTGTTGCAGCAATTGAAGGAGTTCCTATATTTTTAACAGATGCTCCTAGGAGTCAAGCTAAAGATGTTGCACATACAAACTTTGCTGACTTAGAAAATATTACAACTTTTGATCGGCAACCATGGATTGAAAAGATGGCACAAATGCATTGGAGTTTGGACGAATTAAAAGATGGGACTGCATGGAAACATCTTAGACAATGGGCGGATAAAAGATGAAAAATATAACAGCACTAACAACATTTCATAAAGAAGGACTTGAAGTTTATGGACAGAGATTCTTAGATAGTTTTGCAAAAAATATAGATAAGCGTATTAAACTGTTAGTATATGCAGAAGGTTGTACTCCAGTTAATCCAGACCCAGATCAAATTACTATATTAGATGCTACTGAAGCATTACCTAAACTCGTAGCATTTAAAGAGCGTTGGAAAGATGTACCAAAAGCAAATGGTATACCGCCAGATGATATTAAAGCACGTAGACCTCGTGACTGGCATAAAGAATTTAAATGGGACGCTGTACGCTTTGCTAATAAAACATACGCAGTGTATGACGCTGTAACACGCTCTAAGGACTGGTGTGTGTGGATGGATGCAGATACGTTTGTACATAGTCCTTGGTCCTACAATGACTTTGTAAACTTGCTGCCAGAAAACGCATGGATAACTTATGTAGGTCGAGGTAAAGGATCACAAACATGGCCAGAGTGTGGATTTTACGGTCTTAACTTGAACCATCCTGTATGTCATGAATTTATTAAAGAGTTTGAAAGAGTATACGAAGATGCCGATAACGGTATATTTAAATTGGAAGAATGGCACGACAGCTATGTGTTTGGACACATACTTAATAATTTAAAAGCAGACTTTCCTACTGCACACGATTATAGTGAAAACATTTACAACAATCCTGCTAAGACAGGAGGCGGCGGACATCCTCTAATTAACAGTGAATTAGGTAAATGGTTAGATCACTTAAAAGGTGCAAGAAAGAAAGAAGGACGTAGCAGAAACAAAGACCTCATGGAACGAAGGCAGGAAGCATATTGGAATGAAGTTTAGTTTATGGAGAGATTATGGCGCACTCAATAGCCGACCAGTTTTTGATGCCTTTGCTAACAGTCTTATGGATGCTGGCTATGATGTTAGCAATAATGATAGGAGCAGTGATGTTGATGTTATTTGGAGTGTTCTTTGGCATGGCCGAATGGCTGCAAATAAACGTATATGGCAAGATAATCAACACAATAAAAAACCAACCATAGTACTTGAAGTAGGCGGTATAAAAAGAGGCACTACATGGAAAGTAGGATTGAATGGTATTAATCGCGACGCCTACTTCGGACCAACAGGTAATGACTACACAAGAGCTAATAAGCTAGGACTACATCTTAAAGATTGGCGAACTGAGGGCGATTATATTCTTATATGCGGACAACACGAAAAAAGTCAGCAATGGGAACTAATGCCTAATATGACTGCATGGTTAGGCAATACTATTAACACAATTCGTGAACATACTGATATGCCCATATACTGGCGGCCCCATCCAAGATATCCTGTACAGTATGTTGAGAATGATTTTAAAAATGTTATACGGCAAACCCCTACTAAAATAGAAAGTACATACGACGACTACGACTTTGATGTTAGAGCAGCATGGGCAACAGTTTGTTGGAGCAGTAACCCAGGTCCACACAGTATTATTGCAGGTAAGCCTGCATTCGTAGGACCAAGTAGTTTAGCATATGATGTAGGTAATCTTAATTTAAACGATATAATGAATCCAAAAATGCCAGATAGGCAACAATGGCTCAATGACTATGCACATACTGAATATACATTAGATGAAATATCTGCAGGAATACCATTAAAGAACTTGACATCTAAGCTTTCTTAAGCTATAATATAGTATGCTTGAGAATACTATAGAAGACTGCCTTGAACTACTTGCTGGATTTAGAAAAGAATCTGACAATTTTTCTCTAATGAAAGAAGACTATACTATTATGCATAGTATAGCCAGGCAAGTATTTAAAGGAACTGCACTTACAGATAGACAGTTTGCATTAATGCAAACAAAACTTCTTGCATATAAAGATCAGTTTGACAACGCCGATATTCCCTTAGAAATTAATAAGCTAAGGCATCCTTTGCGAGAGATTAACAGAGAAAAATACATTACATTAAAAAATGATAAAATTAAAGTTAGGTTTCCTTTTAAGAAATCCGACATAATGCTAATTAATGAAATATCTCATAAAGCTAAAGGATACAATCATAAAAAAGGATCACATGAACATTTCTTTGATTATACAGAAATAAATGTTTTAAATATCCTTAATAGATTTGCTGGTAAAAGTTTTAAAATTGATACTGAATTAGTTGAGGTATATCATGAAATGAAACATATGGAAGCACAAAAAGAAAAATATGTTCCTGGTATTTTTGATATGCAAATACGTAATGTTAATCAATCAGCAAAAGAATTAATGGAATCAGACATAGGAAAATTAAATGATGACACATTTTTAAAATATGCTGATAGAAAATTCAAATACGGTTTGGCACATATAGATGTACTAGACCCAAAAAATATTACAGAGTCTATTGCATTTAGAAATACTGTTGTATACGAAAGCAAACCTAGTATAGAAACTTTAGATCAACTGCTAGGAAGTTTATGGCAACTTGATAGATTTCCTATGCTGGTTATTCTTAGTAAAGATAAAGCTGAATTACAATTACATTCTATGCTTACGTACTATAGAGATATACTAAATTCAGATCAACAAAGTGTATTATTTAGATTAGATGATAAAAATGCAGGATTTAATCATTTAGTCAAGGATAGAAAAGTTAATAATTGGGTTGACAAATCAACAAAAATAGTGTATATTAGTAAAGATAAACTACCCAAACTTCTTGTAAACTGTGAATGTAAACCAACAGTAGCATTATGTTTTGATAGTATGCTTGATAAAACATTAGATACCTTTGTTACAGATACATGTGATTTAGTTATTTTTAGAGAAGAGTATCTAAGTCCATTTAGGAGACATAGTAGTATATATGGCTAGTTGTAGATTAATTATACAAGACGAGGTTAACATTAAACTTGAAGGCCTTGAGGTCGATGTTCGTAGAAAGATTGCGAATGCACTCAAGTTTGAAGTTCCTTACGCTCGCTATATGCCACAATATAAGTTAGGAAGATGGGATGGCAAAGTTAATTTTTTCGGTATTGGTGGTACTGGATATGTTAATCATCTTGATACTATCGTGGGAGTTTTACAACGAAATAATGTTGAGATTGTTGACATACAAGACGACAGGCATCCTATTACCTTAGACTTTAAGCCAGTAACAGAACGCTATTGGGCTGACAAAGGTGTTGTATGGCCAAAAGGTCATCCAGCAGAAGGTGAAGAAGTTATACTAAGAGATTACCAAGTAGAAGCAATTAATAATTTTATTGCTAATCCACAAAGCTTGCAACAGATTGCTACTGGCGCAGGTAAAACAATTACAACAGCAACACTATCACATATAGCTGAGCCTTACGGTCGTAGTATAGTTATTGTGCCTAACAAATCATTAGTAGCACAAACAGAAGAAGACTATATCAACTGTGGGCTCGACGTAGGGGTGTACTTCGGAGACAGGAAACAATTAGGTAAGACTCACACTATTTGCACTTGGCAAAGTTTGAATATACTTGACAAGAAGCACAAGGACGGCACAGCAGTACTAGGGCTAGCTGAATTCCTAGAAGGTGTAAGCACTATTATTGTTGACGAAGTACACCAAGCGAAAGCAGAAGTTCTAAAAAACTTGTTGACTCGCAACCTACGTAACGCTCCAATACGTTGGGGATTAACTGGTACAGTACCTAAAGAGAAGTTTGAGTTTGAAAGTATTCATGCTTCATTAGGTCCAGTTATAGGAGAAATTAGTGCGAAGGAACTACAAGACAAAGGCGTACTAGCTCAATGCCATGTTAATGTGGTACAACTGATTGATACTGTTGCACATAGCAACTATCAAGAAGAATTAAAATATCTTGTTACGAATAAAGACAGGATAGACTATATAGGCAAAATGTTAAACTCAATATCACAATCAGGCAATACACTAATACTAGTAGATAGAATTAGTGCAGGTGAAATGTTGCAGGAACTTATTCCTGATTCAACATTTGTTAAAGGCGATGTAAAATTAAAAGATAGGAAAGACACATACGACGAAATTAAAGAAGGTACAAACAAGGTAATTATTGCTACATATGGTGTTGCAGCTGTTGGTATTAATATACCAAGGATATTTAATCTTGTATTAATTGAACCAGGCAAAAGTTTTGTAAGAGTAATCCAATCAATAGGCAGAGGCGTTAGAAAGGCTAAAGATAAAGACTTCGTTCAAATATGGGATCTAACTTCTACGTGCAAGTTTGCGAAGCGACATTTGACGCAACGTAAGAAGTTCTATAAGGAGGCACAATACCCCTTCACCATAGAAAAGGTAGATTGGAATTAATATATGAGAATACTAACATTAGAAAATAAGTGCTTTAGCTTAGAAGATTTACCCGAACAAATAGACGATGATGTTCGATTTAGCGTACTTGATAATTCTGACCCTGCAAATCCTGATTTCTTTTTTGTTCCTCTTATTTTCTTAGAATCATTTAGTGCTCCTGCTATGGTTTTAAATATAGGCGGGCAAGAAATCACTATGCCAGTTGATTGGAGTTTGGCTGTAGGGTGCAGCGAAAGTGGTATGGATTTAGAAATTCTACCATTAACAAGTATTAATGACAGAGGATTTGAAGCGTTTATGTTTAATCCATTATCAAGTTACAAAATGGACTTTGCTCCTATAAATATTGTAAACTTCTATACTGATGTAAAATGGTACTTTCCCAAAATGAAAAACGGACAGTTACTTACTATACCGATTGACACTACTGACAAACCTCGATGTGCATTTTTTGTTAAAGACATAAGTAGGCAATGCGAAGTAATAGAATATTCAAAGTTAATCTAGAAAGGAATAACATGGAATGGTCGACGACAGAAAAAAAATTAGACAGTGAAAATATCTATCACAGATATTTAAACCTTCCTTTTGATATTACAAAACACCCTGTATGTGATACACAACCTGAGGGCATGTATCATCAAGAGCTTAATCCGTGGATTTGTAAAAATTTAAATAATTTTCTAGGCAAACTAGGGCTTTTTATAAATGATGTGGTTGCTTATTATACTCCTCCAAATGGATTTTTGCCTATACATGTTGACGGTAAAAAAATAGATAATCGTTCAAAAATTAATATCACATGGGGTCCCGTCGGAGGCACTACAAGATGGTGGTCTCATAATGAATCAAAAAAGATGGCAAATGTAGGAGAAATCTTTAAAGGTAAAAAAGAAATACTTGATAATATAAAAAATAAACACTTTTGGTTCCCTGCAAAAGAAGACTGCGAATTAGTACACGAAGCATCTACTAATAAAGTTAGTTTAGTTAATGTAGGTCAATTTCATTCAACATATAATCCGCATCCAACAGAGGGCCGATGGACACTATGCTTTGTACCAATAAGTCATAAATTAAAATATGATCTAGGGCGTAGTCATCTTACATTTAAAGAATCACTAGAAGCATTTGGCCCGTATATAAAGGAAAGTAGATGAGAGATAATATCTATCATAGATATTTAAAACTTCCATTTGATATAACAAAGCCAGAAGTTTTAAATACAACTCCGGAAAAATGGAGACATGAAGACATTAACCCCTGGAAGTGTAATAATGTAGAAACATGGTTGAATTCATTAGGATTATATACTTGCCATACTGAAGTGTTTTATACTCCTCCCAATCACGGGGAGATACCAATTCATTGTGATGATGTAACTATTGATGATCGTGCTAAAATAAACATTACATATGGTCCTGATACAGGAACTATAAGATGGTGGGAATCTAGCAAAGCACAACAAATTGTAGGAACAGATGCTGCACAAGAAATGTTAGGTAGTGAAGCTGTATCAGATGATTTTTCAGAAAGGACGCACCATAATTTAGTTGCATTAAAAGAAGATTGTGAATTAGTACACGAAGCGAATACTAATAAAGTAAGTTTAGTTAATGTAGGACGACTACATTCAACTTATAATCCAGATTCAACACAAGGAAGATGGACACTGTGTTTTGTGCCAGCTAGTTTAAAATTAGAAGGCAGAAGATACTTAACGTTTGAAGAAGCAGTAGAAGCATTTGAAGACTATATAGAAGGAGATTAAAATGGGAATCAAAGCTGGTAAAATTTGGGGTAACACAGAGTTAGTCCATGCAAATGGTGTATTAGAATTTCACCGTATTGAATATAAAGCAGGATACAAATGTTCAGAGCATGAACATCAATTTAAATGGAATGGCTTCTTTGTTGAGTCAGGCGAAATGCTAATTCGTGTTTGGCAAGATGGCGCACAAGAAGGTTTAGTCGATGAAACTATTTTAAAAGCAGGTGACTTTACACAAGTTAAACCTGGCAAGATACATCAGTTTGAAGGACTAAAAGATGGTGTAGCATTTGAGCTATATTGGGCAGAGTTCAATCACGATGACATTGTAAGACGCACTATTGGTACACCGGTAAAATAATGAGTGATCTAATAACTGGCGAAGCACTTATATACGAAAGAGTTGATAACGTTGTGTATGCACGTTACAGAGATGAACCTTATAAAGACATTCCGAGATGGATTATAGGCGGAGATGCAGATGGCATCAATCGTGCTAAAGCAAAGGAACAAGGAGACTTGTTTACATATAAAGACTGGCAAGAAATAACAGAGCTGGCTAGAACAAACAAGACATTAAAAAAATGTCTTTCAAAAGTTTTAGATATCTATTTACTATCAAAGGAGAACAAATGACAGAACTATTTCAACTTGGTAACTTTACCAGCCACGCAGGATTATCACTTCAATGGAAACTAGAATGTGATGCTATTACAGATGAAGAATGGAAGTGTCTAGCAAAGATGATTATGGATTATCAAGATCGTCCATTCAGTGAAGCAGTTGGTATACCTCGTGGAGGACTAAAACTAGCCGAAGCGTTAAACGAATATGCATCTGGTAACTCCGACGACTTTCCTTTAATATGTGATGATGTGTTTACTACAGGCACAAGTATGTTAGATTTCATAGACGAAACGTATCCTACTTTTACACAAGGAATGGGACATAGATGGGTAGTATTTGCACGTAAGCCAAGTAATGTTTATCCATACTTTACACGAGCATTATTTACAATGCCACCAAAGCCTTATGTACAGAAAGAATCTTGGGACGACGAAACTTTAATAATGAGAAATGAATAATGATTAGAATAATTGCAGGACCTTGCCAACACGAAAGCTTAGAACATAGCTTAGAGATTGCACAACATTGTGCAGATGTATGTCGTAAGTATGGTGCAGAATATTATTTTAAAGCTAGTTTTGATAAAGCTAATAGAAGTAGCATGAAAGGCAAGCGTGGAGTAGGCTTTAATACAACACTACATGACTTTCAAGAGATACGTGGTGTAGTGGGCTCTAAGACGCTCACAGACGTTCATACAGTAGAACAAATTAAAGACATAGTAAACTACTACAATGATGCTGTAGACGTGCTACAGATACCTGCATTCTTATGTAGACAAACTGATTTACTACAAGCGGCTTGTGCTACAG